CGCGCCCCATGCCCTCTCTAGGCGAGCCCGAGACTAGCGCGTTCGCCTTAGTCTGATCCTGAACCACGCCAATCATAAACCGGACCATCTGGAGACCTTCCATACTCATTTGAGCAGGGGGCCTCTCCATCCGTACCGCATCCGGGCTGATAAGCCACTTAGCCATAGGCTCAAACTGGTACATATCCGGGTCGTCTACCATGCTAGGATCAAACAGCGTGATAGGATTGAGCGAGTAGGTAGTACAGTCCATCGACTGATTTGTTAAGTCGTTGGTCATGTACTGCCAAGCTTCGCTAGCTTCGATCACGCCATGACCATAAAAGTAGTCATGCTCGCGGTAGATCGCGCCAAACAAATAAGGCGGGTGTTGGAACCACCACGGATTTTCTTGTATGCGGAGTATTTCCGTTCCGCTGTAAGTTACCCACACCCAAGGGTCTAGCTCGTCACTGTCTACACCGGGTAGACTGAACCGTACCCATAAATCAGTAATATCTAACTCGTCATCTGCTAGGTCTGCTTGGTGCCCTGTCTCTTTATTAGCTTGTGATGTTGGGCGCTTCTTAGACTCTAGTGCTGTCTCTCGAATAGAGATTACGCGCTCGACTGCCTCTGAAGAGTACCAGCCCTTCTTAGCTTTCGCGCGCAGCTTGTCAAACGTAGTAGTAGAGTCTTCCCAGATCATACGAAGACCCTCGTAGTCAGTAGCGGTCTCAGGCCAAACGTAGACATGGGCCATATCGACTACTTCTAGGCTAGGGCCGTAGCACTCGAATTGCTTGCGCGACTTAATATCTAGCGAGCCATCTTCGGACTTCTCTCGGTACTTGATAGTACGCGAGACTTCCTTCCAACCAAACTTAAAGCAGCTAGTGCCTATGATATAAAGCTGGCGTAGGAACATGCTCATTTTGCTAGGAAGCTTAGCTTGGTCTTCTAGCAAGTGCTTAAAGAAGTCTACCGCTACAGTCTTCCATCGCTCGTTATCGACTTCGACGGATATATACGGATCGCTCAAGAGCGAGTCTTTCGCAATCCTAGTAAGCGTGTCTACTGCATCTTTCAGGATGCCTAGAAAAAGCTTGCTCCGGCCTTCGTAGTAAGATTGAGTACGCCGCATGTTATAAACATCGCGGTAGCGTTCCCAATCACTCTCTACTTTCGAGTAGCGATTATCTCTAGCCTTCTGGACGATAGGGAGAAGCTTCTTAATGTCATCTGCCACGCTAGTAACGCTAGCGTAGTTCTTCAGCTCCATAGGCTCTACCCCAAAGATAGGGCCTTCTGGCTCAGACGTAGCTTTCTCTAATTTTTCTTCTTGTTCTTCAGCCATTAGCTTCCTACTGTAGAATATGGCAGTTATCGCCAAACTTAGGGGCCTGGCCGCCTTTAGGGACTACAACCCACTGAGTATTACCAGCAGGCGGTGGGCCGCCAATCTGGAAGCAGCCGTACACGGAAGAGCCAACTTCGTTGTAGGCTTTAATCTGGTCCGGGGTTAAGGTCTGCCCTTGCCCTAAAGCATTACCGATAAGCTGCGCTGCACAGCCCGAGATAAATAACATATAGAACAATAACAAGCTGATATACTTTTTCATCTATTCTCCGAAATACTGGTTAGTGCAAAGCTGCTCCCAGAAGTGCTCGCTATCGCGCGGGGGCGTGCTAGACATGATTAACCTTCCACCATTCTCCAAAGTAGGCCGTAACGCAGCGTACATATTACGGCACTCTCTATCATCGCACTCGCCTACTTCATCCCAATAAACTAAAGATAAAGTTTCCCCCCGTCCTGGATTTCCATTCTGGGGGAAAGCTTCAATGGTACTATGCGGCCCCTCTTCGATAGGATGCTCCACAATCATGCGGAGGATAATACCCTTCTTGCCGCGATAGAACTTAACCGGAGGAAGTGCAATCTTCCAATGTTCAGGCAGATGATCGTAGATGGTCTTTATTCTGCCGATTAACTTACCAGCGTCTTCCTCTTTCAAACTGATTAGCGCGATAACGCTACCGGGCTTAAACAGTGCTTCCCATAAGCACACTACACACATAATCCAAGTCACTAGCATCTGCCGGGACTTGTAGACTGCTAGACGGTCTAGCTTAGAACCATACTCTAGCAGCTTAGCGATATACTTCTTATGAACAGGGAAAGGCTGTATCCGCTCACCCTTAGCATGCGAGTCATGCGTGCGAACAAAGTTAGCGAAAAAAAGAATGTCTTCTGACGCATAGTAAAGCTGTTCGGCAATTTCATTTAGAGCTTCTACTCGCGCTGATGCTTCAGCTCTCGCCACTTGTCACCATGATTTCACATTTTTCTATCAGCTCTTCTGGCACCCATCCTATAACACCTTCGTCGGGCTCCGTAGCTCCAGGACTATATGCATAGCTCTCTACAAAACGAACGACACCATCAGTTATGTCATCTATAACGCCCCGCTCAATCCACTTAGCGAGAGCCTTCTTGCCGGATGCAGCATGAACTAGGTCTCCCCGCGCTGAGTATGGGTCAAGCCAGGTGATTCTGACTTCCTTACCGATGAAGTGCTTAGGTATTTTCATGTTCCCATGCTTTACTACCGAAGACCCGTACACCTAGCCATCTAATCCAAGATATAGGGGATAACCTACCAAAGCTAGAACCCTGTTGTATTCTGACCCTGAATATATAGTCTGCCTCTTCTTTAGTCAAGGGGTGCCCATATACCATACCATGTGTACGGTAGTGAATATCATGTTCCATACAAGTCCAGGCTAGGTAGTCTACCACACCCGTACAACCATCTGCTTTAAGCTGGATAGCCAGGCCATTAACGTCAGACCAATAAAGCTTATCCCAGGCTGTTACCTTAAGCCAGTAGTCTAAAGCTTCTTTAGTAAGATACCCCTTCACCGACTTATGCTCTTGCCCCCTACGGGATACTTGCCATACTGGTTCTTCATCTTATGGCGGATAGAGTCCCAGCTAGTACCCTTTTCAAACGTAGTTCCCATAAGGCAGTATCTAGCAGCGTCTACATAGTGGTCGTTGATACCGTCTTTGATAATCTCGCCTGTCTTGTTACGCTTGTAGCCCCCGCGCATGGCTGCCGCTAGGCGGGGGCATTTCTTGGCATTTACCATTATGTAGGGTCGTCCGTTGGTCATTAGGACCAACTCCCGACACATTTGTAGGATGCCTTCTTCTATAAGCTGGTCTTTCCCTCTAGGGTTGATGCCGTAGGATTTGAGGGTTTTCATACTAGAGTTACCCCACCTATCCTCATTACGCCCCGACACATCAACCCAATCCACAAAAGTAGCGCCACGGTAGAACTGATTAGAATGAGCTAACACCATCTGGACGAACTGTTCTTCCATGATGTTATCTGGTGCTATCTCGTCTATGAAGTTCTTTTCTAGCCCGTTGATTTGCATGAACTCTACGGCTGGGTGGACTTTGCCGAAGTCCCAGCCTCTATAGAGTACACGGCCTATGCTAGGCTTCCAGAATAAGTCGCCTTCATGTAGCTGCTTCTTATAGTCGCCAAAGACAGGCCGAACGTCTTTTAAGCCTACTGGCTTTAGCTCGAACTCCCTGTCAAAATCTTCAGTAGGATACTCGGAGGCTACCTTCTTGGCCCAAGCATCGTCTTTATCAGGATCGGCGGAGTAGTGCAGGCGGATTACTTGGAACCCTTCGCCTATCTCGTCGTCCTGCTTCTTGATTACTTCGGTAGCCAATTACTTAAGATTCCTAAGAATAAACACGCCGCCTTGGTTATGCAGAGTCTCCCAATCACTAATAAAGTAAGCGCGGTAGTCAGTCATGGCGGTCTTGCCTACTTGAGTGGCATACTCCTTGCGCGACAGGAATGTATAGACTTCCTTACCCATGTAGCGTGTATGCCCAGGATCACCCCATACCCACCCGGGAGTTTTGTCCTGGGTAGGGCTAGTAATACACACAATACCCCCTGGTTTCAGGATGCGCGCGAAGTCATCGAACTGGTTAAAAAAGAACTTCCAGTCCCCTTGTTTACCTACATGCTCTAGGACTTCGTAGGCGTGAATCTCATCGAATATGCTGTCTTTGAAAGGCAGCGGGATACTGTCTAGGCTAAAGACTACATCCGGGTCTACATCCGGGTTCATGTCCAGGGTTACTAGGATAGTCCAGTGCTCTTTGCCTGGAAGAACGACTTTCTTATCCCTGCTTCTGCCGCAGCCTAAGAGCAATTCCATAGGTTTACTTACCCGACGATTTCACTAGCCTAGATTGTTAAAGTAGGCTTATTCTAAACTTTGGTGGAGAGACAGGGACTCAAACCCTGACGCAGGGCATGCAAAACCCTGATGCTCTCAGTTACATCATCTCCCCATGTCTTTCATTTTCTTCTTGGCTGCTATTAAGTCCCTGACTACCTTTGCATCGCTAGTAGGGCTAGGGCCATCCCCGGCTATATTCCTAGCGATAGTATCTAGCAGCTTGATCTTATCGTTAAGCTTAGTTCTAGGGTCTCGATAAAGGCTCTTAGCCTCTTTGACTACCCAATCCTTAGTAGCCGGGCTGGTGTCCTGGTTCTTATTTAAGCCCGCTTCAAACTTCAGACGGCGGCAAGCTTTGCAGTCTTTAGCCCTAGTTCCAGTAGGAGTACGCTGGTAGGCGTCAAAAGGCTTAAACTGCTTGCAATCTACGCACTTCTTACCTTCTGGCTCCCCGTTGCTGTCTAGTACGATCTCATCAGTCTCGGTCATCTTCAATATCTATCTCGTACAAGCGGGCGATAGTCGCTGAGTCGCCTATACGGATTATAAAGCAGCCTAGCACTAGCTCTAGTAAGGGCTCGTCAAAATGGATGGCGAAGCCTAGCCCGAGCATGGGCTGGTATTCAAAAGCAATTCCCATTAGTTAAGTAACGCTATCCTAACTTCTCTGCGCCAGACTCGTACTTCTGCCTGCGGGCTCAAGTCCAGTTGGTCCATGTCTATCAGGAAGAGAAGGCAGTAGGAGCAAAAGGGCCACTTCTCTTCATTTACAGGCTGTTCACAATGGGGGCAACGTTCCAAGGTTGTATCTCATTTGCCAGCGTCGATTAGTAAGCCGTTCCTGCCTAGCTCTCTCTGCCTGTTCCTTATTTGAGAATGTCCCGTAACCGCTCAGATACGAGCAGGGGGAGCATAAGCTACCCTCGTCTATCTCTACCCCGCAATTATCGCATAGCCTCATAAACGCTCTAGGATTCGATTTAAGCCCCTCTATACCCGGGTTAAGGGGTATGTAGCCATAAGGCTAAAATGGGCTAAAATTCCTCAATGAAATCAAGGGTCCAGACCCCCTATTTTTGGCCTTCCGTGACTGCCTGGAAGTGGGCCTCTTCGTAGTAGTATTTTATGACGCTTTTGAAGGGGATCACTACCCCTCCGTTATCTTCCAGCCGGTGATTGTCAGGGTTACGGCGCGTGCAGGATAAGGCACGCTCAAAGAAAGAACGGCTGTCGTCTATCTTGCCACGGAACAAGTCTACTAGATCGTCCACGGTGCGCTTACGCTTTGCCATGAGCTTCTGAAACATCCTAAAAGTGACTAATCCCGCTATGTTACCGCTTAAAGCGGGCTGGGGGCTAGCGTGCTGCATGTAAGTATGTGATTTAGTTGACATACTGGTACGTTTCAAAACTGGCCTGCTACCGGGCTGGGTGTATGCAGGGCTTAGCCCCGGGGTGCGGGGGTACGGGGCACAGTAGTTCTAAAATCCTAGCCACTAGCGCGCATACTAGAACAGAGCTAACTAGCTGATTATACAGGGGTTTAACATACCCCCTAGTTAGGACTAGAGCCCCCCGAGTAGCTGGCGTGCCAGTAAAGCTTACATGGGGGCTATTTGCTAGTGTGCTAGTACGCATATTCGTCAATGATATTAGCTAGTTAGTCTAGTATGTCCACTTGGTATAGAATCAAGGGGTTAGGGGGCTTTTTCTAGCTCGGAAGCTCGGTCGCATAGTGGCGAGCATGCTCTAGCTTGCTAGTCCCGAGCTAGTCCCGAGCACGCTTAGCGAGCTAGCTTAGCTAGCATGCTTACTAGAGTAAGCTTACTTAAGACAAAGATAGGTTATGCATCCATTCGCCCTACTCGGGACCCTAGTCATATATAAGAGGGGGGCTCTTATATATGCATGACTGAGGGGTGGCCGTCGTAGTGAAGGATAGCCGAGCATACAACCCCCCCAACCCATGTTGGGGGCTAACTCTGCAAGGCCAGTAAGCGGGGATTAATCTGCTTACATATATATAGAACGTATGCGCAAAATAACCCTTATAAATAGCCTACTTGCAAATGCCTCTTTTATAGGCATTGTAACCCCTTGATTTTATTCACTATGCCTATTTTTTAATCACCCCTCTGCCTAAATGTTGTGCAATGTTGAAAAATAGAACAACCCCCAAGTTAGCATATCCTTATATATAGCATACTTACAAAAAGCTTATAACTGGCATGCATAGTGCTTATAGGTATAAGCATGAATACTAAGCACAAAGCAGATTGCAAGATGGCCTTTGGCCGTAAAGATAGCTCATGCCCGCGTTGTCAGGAGCTAATCGCAGGGGCTAGTCCTCGCGAGGGTTGGCAAAAGTCCTACTTCGCGGCTAAGCATAACCGGGAAGCTATCGAGCTTGAAGCTATCCGTTCGCATGATTTCAAAGCTTGTGAAGCTAAGAATATCGTTTGCACGCATTTTGACTATTAAGGGGGTTGTATGCTTACCGAATACTTAGATTATACGTATTGGGTTATTCTCGTCGGGGCTCTGTATGCCCTTAAAATTGTTGTTCTCAATCTTAAATAGGGGGTTGACTATGGCGGCGAAATATCGAGCGCACTATGAGGGTACTTGCTCGCGTTGTATGGCTAAGATTAGCGTAGGGGACTATATAGCATGGGCCAGGACTAAGGGGCCGAAAAAAATCTACCACGTAGATTGCAAAAACCCGTCTATATGGCCGTTCCCGGAAGAGGCCCCGGAAGAGCAATCGCCAAAACAAGAGCAACCCCCTAGAATCATAGAGGGCAAAGCTTTTGACAATAACCATATTTGCAAGCTATGCGATAAGACTTATGGTAAGCATAGCTCCATGAACTTTTCTT